CTCGCCGCCGTTGTTGGGCGTGCTGATGAAGCAGGCGTTGAACGGTGACCACCGCTCGTCGAGCGACGGCACGCGGCGAAACTTCGAATCGGCGATGACGTGGGTCTCTTCGATGGTCGGATAGCTGGCGGTCGCCGATTGGAAGTCGGCGATTTGAACCGAGACGGCAGCCTGCCCGTTGTACGTGAGGAACAGGTCGACGTCGCTCGAGCCGCACACGCCGGTGAGGGCCTGCCGCAGCACGCCGCCCTTGTACGCCAACTGCCCGCCGATGACCGGGTCCTTGCCGGTGACGACGGCCTCGGTGGATATGCTCGACGCGAACTGCACCGAGACAGTGCCTTTCACGTAGAAGCCGCGGCGAGCTGCGCGCGCGCGGTCGAACCGCGCCGTGTCGATGGCGCCGCCAGTGAAGGCTCGCATGTAGCTGTAGTACTGAATCAGGTCCTGAATGACGTCGACCGGGTTCTGATTCGTGTTCGCGACGCCGTTCACCGCCGAGAGGGCACCGAACGAGTAGACGTTGAAGTGGTCGAACGCGAGGAACTGCGCGTCGCTGCCCCATGCGTCGTTGGGGTCAGCTGAAGGCGTGCTCGGTCCAGGCGAGCCCGCGGCGGCCGACGACGGGAACGTCGCCTGAAACCAATCAGAGTACCCAGCGCCGTTGAAGGCGATCCACAGCAGCTTCCAGTTGTAGCCATTTGCGGTGAACGACTCCGATTTCTGCGCGGACCAAATCAGTTCCTTGGTGCCGTCGGGGAAGGTGTGAGAACTCGGAATCGAGATGGTCTTGTTCGCCCATTGCGTTTGGAACGCGAGCGCCGAGCGGAACACGCCTTCGAGCGCGACAACGTCCGCGGTGTTCACCACCGACAGTTCGGCGGTCGCGCAGACCATAATCATTCGCCAGCCACCACCCGCGACGCTGCCGGTGGTGTTCCCATCGGGCCACGTGAACGATCCGCCAGCGCCGGTGTAGCGCTGGGTGATGGGTAACCCCGGCACCTTGCCGGCGCCGAACATCAACGGCCAGGGCTGATTGAAGTCGATGTTCGGCACGACGCCGGTGGCACTCACGAGCGGGTCCGTCGCCGCGTTGCCTGCGGTGAGCCAGTCGTTCGTCGTCGGCGGGGTGAGCAGGTCGTTCAGCTGCCCGAGCTGATCATCTGCCAGCGACAGCACGATGCGGTCATCGTACTGCGTCGGGAAGTCGAGCGAGACGAAATAGCCAATCGTCTGCGTCAGCACCGTCACCGCCGCGTTCGGGTTGGCCGGGTCAATCCTGAAGACGCCCATCAGCAGCCGGTACCGCGCGCGCACGGTGTTCGTCTCGAAGGTGGTCGGGTTGCAGAGGAAGTCGACCGCGAAGTCGGTGTTGTCGAGCTCGACGTCGAGGTTGGCGGCGGCCGGCAGGTGGTCGGTGCCGAAGCCGCGGGTGATGTCGCGCAGCGGCGAGACAAGACGAGCTTCGAAGAAGTGGCCGCCGACGACGCCCGAGTGCGTGGCCCAGCGGTAGGCGACGGTCGAGAAGTCCTGGTCGAACGAGACCTCGAGCCCCCACCAAATGCCGCGGCCGTCCTGCGCCAGCAGCGACTGGAACGTGTCGCTCATGAGCCGACGTCACGCCCGAGGCTGCGAATGTTGAACGGCGCCCCCGGCTGAAAGATGCCGTAGTCGTCTTGGGCGTACGCGTTCGACGGCAGCTCGAACCGCCCGAAGATGCACTCCTGCGCGGGGACCGTCGCGGCTGTGGCGGTCGACTCAATGTCTTCGAGCCAGAGGAACGGCAGCGTGAAGCCCTTCGTCGCGTCCCAGAGCGCGTCATACGCGGCGAGGTCCGACGCCGAGAGGTCGGCGAACTGGTAGTTCTTCGTGCGCACCGGCCCGCCGAGAAAGTAGGCGGTCTTGTTGCCATTGGCGAAGTCCACCTCGGGGCCGAACACGTCGCGCGATTCGCCCGAGCCGTAGATGCTGAATCGCGGCAGCGTCACCGCGGCTCCGAACGCCCAGACCTCGCCGATGTACGGAACGAGCGCGTCGCCGTTGCTGAAGCGCAGTTTCCAGTACCGTTTCGAGACCGGAGTGAACTGCAGCGCGTGGTCCTTCGATTTGAAGCGGGTGCTCGTCAGCGGCGTCGCCGCCTTTGCCGTGGTGGGTGAGGAGTAGTCGGAGGCGGCCGAGCAGATGACGGTGCAGTTGCACCCGACCGAGGCGAAGTTGTGGTTGAGAATCGCGAAGCCGCCCAGGCTCACCGCTCCGCCCATGTCGATGTCGATGTCTAGCGTGTCGGCGCTCAGGTCTTCGGACGCGAAGCTGACGACCTTGTCCATCCGGTTGTCCTGCAGAAATGCCGACGAGCCGAAGGCCGGCGCCAGCGGGCTGCCGCTCAGCTCGAACTTGATGGCGGCCGGCGCGAGCGGCAGCACGAGGTTGCTCACCGAGTAGCCGTTGCTCATCGCCCGAGCCCCACGACGCGCGGGAGGGAGCCGCGACCGGTGCGCAGCGCGATCGACATGCCGCGCCCGAGCCGACCTTCGAAGCCGTCGCGAACGTTCTGCGCGTCCATCGCTTGAATCACCACGGTGCGCCCGCCTCCGCCACCACCGCGCTTAGCCTGCTCGAGCCCGCCCGGTCCACCCATGCGCGCCATCGTGCGCTTGTCGACGACGCCTTCGCCCGCCTCGGCGATAATCATCTGCTCATTGGGGCCGAGCGTGCCGGGGTACCCGCCCGCGTGGTACCGCTCGACCATGCCGCCCTCGTGCTTGATTTGGTGGATGCCGTAGCTGGCGGCCGTGCCGGCGAGGGAGCCGAGCGCGCCGCCGAGTTGAGGCGCTCCGAAGTACGCGCCGACAATGCCGCCGACGATGGTGAGGATGGAGCTCGCTGCCGAGCCCGCCACGTCCTGCCACGACTGCTGCTGCCCGTTCATCGCGTTCTGCAACGTCGAGGTGATGGTGTTCGTGATGACCGCGCCGATTTCCTCGGCCGCCTGTTTCTCGGCGTCTTCGAGTTTCTTGTTCGCCTCTTCCTGCGCTTTGAAGCGGGCTTTCTCGTACTTCTGCCACGCGTGGAGGTTGATTTCGAACTGGCGATCCTGTGACTTCTGAACCTCCTCCTCCTCCTTTAGCTTCTCCTCTTTCAGTGCGGTCAGCTGCGCGTCGTACGCGGTCTGCTCATCGGTGAGCGACTTGTCGTAGGCCGCCTGCTCTTGCGCCTGAAGTTCCTCGCTGTGCCGCTCGGCCTCCGCGTTCTCCTTCGCGTCTTCGGCCTGATGCGTGACGCCGCGCTTGTCCCAGTACTCGGCGTCCTTCTTGAGCTTCTCCTCGATGCTCTTCTGCTGCTCCTTCGCCTGGGCTTCGTTCGCTTTCTTCAGCGCGGCGAGCGTCTTCTCGTCGGTGTTGGAGCCGATCAGCTGCTGGTCGTAGTTCTGTTGCGCCGGCGCGGGCTCGATGTCGTTCTCACCCAGGCTGCCGATGCCCGCGCCCGCGACGGCGGCGAGCGGGCCGTATGCCAGACCGCCAGCGATCGCCCCGGCGCCCTTCGCCGAGAGCCCGCCGCGAATCGAATCGAGCGCGCCGCCCAGCTTGTCGAGCACCCCGGCCTTCGACTCGACGACCGTGATCCAGTTGCCGAACGCCTTTTTGAGATTGTCGAAGCTGATCGCCGCGCGCTGAGTCCGGCCCTGCAGCGTCGCTTCGGCCGTGGGGTCGGCGCCGGCCAGCTTCTCGTTGAGCGCGTCGATGGCGTTCTTCAGGTCCTGCGACTTGTCGCCCGTCTCCTCCCACTGGATGCCCAACTGTCGCGACGCGTGCCGCCCGGCCTCGACCGCGACGACGAGCTGCTGCGCGGCGCCCGCGGCGTCGGTGCCGGTGATGGCCGCCCACTTGGTGGTGGCCTCGGTCAACTCCAGAACCTGATCGCGGTCGGCGCCGTGCGCCAGGGCGAGCGTCTGCACCTTCTCGGTCAGCTCGGCCGCGACGCCGTAGGTCTTCTCGAACTCCTCCGCCTGCGACTTGAAGGCGGCGGTGAGGTTCCCGGCGAACAGCGACAGGTTGCGGTCGGCCGTCTCTTGCGCCTCGGCGAGCTTGATGGACTCGGCCGTGAACTCCTTCACGAATTCGAGCGCACCTTCGACCGCGCGCTCGAGCAGCGCGTACGCGGTGATTTGCTTCCCGATTTCCGCTGAGCCCTTCTCCAGTTCCTCTTTGAAGTCGGCGAAGGCGGTCTTCGCCTCGTGCGCCGAGCCGCCGACGTCTTCGAGCGCTTTCTTCGCGTCGCCCGCGTTGCCGGTCAGCTCGATGTGCGTCGTGATGTCACCCACGCTGCCGCTCCTCTCCCGCAACGACAGCTTCGACGACCGCCTGCTCGACGTCCATCACCTCAAGAGCCTGCCTGAGCCACTGCGGCCAGTCCAACACGCCGCCCGAGAAAGGTGGCTGCTCGGGGTGCCGCCGCGTCGTGAGCCAGACGTCGAGCGCCGGCTGGGCCACCTCGAACGCCCGCTCGATGGTGACCCGGCTGCGGTGCCTGGGCTGCGCTGGCACGCCCTGTTTCGTCGACGGGCTGTAGCCGAACCACCCGCGACGCTGGTCGCCCTCCCACGTCGGGCCTACTGGCCGGCCGGGTCGTCGGTAGTAGGCGAGACGCCAGACGACCGCGCGAAGAAAAGCTCATCAGCCCCCTGCATCGTGTTCCAGTACTTGATGACCCGGACCACGTCGAAGGCCACCTCAATCGGCACCGCGCCCATGTACTCGCGCAGGTTGGTGATGGTCTTGCCGTCGATGGTGTGCGTGCCGGTCAGCTTCGCGAACCGACCGAGCGAGACCGCCAGCTGGTCGAGCGTCTTCGCCTCGCGCGCCGCCACCCGCTCCGCTCGCTGCTCGGGCGTCTCGCCCGGCACCGGCTGCGACTGCTCCAGGTCGAGCCCGGCCAGCAGGCTGAGCGACTCGGTCGTCGAGATGCCCACGGCGATGAGAAAGCTCAGCTGCTCGTACGGCTTCAGCTTCCGGTTGTCGCCGACGTTGGGCACCCACCGCTCCCACCGCACCGCGCTGTTCAGGTTGGCCATGCGCCAACTGATATCACGTGTACGTCACGAGAAATGAGTTGTTCCCGAGCGTGTCGTCGCGCACTCGCAGCTTGAGGTCGATGATGCTCGCGTCGCCTGCGGTGTCGGGAACCGTGATGGGCATCACCTCGGCGTAGCTTCCGCCGATGGTGATGATGCCGCCGGTGGTGCCACCCTGAACCACGCTCCATGCGACGGTGTTTCGGTTGGTGGCCTTGCCGAGCAGAGCGACGTCGTCGCCGTGGCACACCAGCTTCGCGCTCACCTCGAGGTCGTAGCGGAGCACCTTGATGCCCTGGAGGTGCTTGCTGTTCGTCTCGCCCGGCAACAGGTCGAGGCCGGTCGCCTTGAGGTTGACCTCCCATGACATCGCCCGGAGCGCGACGCTGTCGATGGTGACCGACGAGACCGGCTCAGGAATCGGGCTGCCCGCGTAGCCGGTCAGCGCCGGCTGGTACGGGTAGAGCGGCTTCGCGGTGTGCGCGGCCGCGCTCGAGCTCAGCGCCGCGCGCGCGAACGTGAGCGTGTGCGTCGAGATGTTCACGGCGGTGATGTCGAGAATTTCCGACTCGACCTGCATGTAGAGGTGGCCGAACGTGCCCAGCGCGTTGTTGATTCGGTACGCCTCCTCGGTGGTGATGGTCGCGAGGGTGGTCTGGCTGATGTCGGTGGTGATCGAGCTGATGACGCCCGTCGTCGCCTTGCCGATGCCCACGCCGGAGAAGTCGAGCAGCAACTCCTTGTCGGCCGCGCTCCACTTCAGCGACTTCGTGATGCAACCACGCATCCACTCGGCCTCCATCGCCGAGGCGCCGGCCGAGCCGAGTACGCGGTAAATGCTCATCGATTCGAGCGTGCTCAACGGGTCGCTGCTCATCGAATAGACGACGCTGGTGCCGCTGTTCACCGTCTGCACCAACCCAGCCGCCGTCAGAATAACCGACTCCTGCGGAACAGTGTCGACCGCCGCGCGCGACTTCACAGACGTCTGCCCTGAGAAAGGCATCGGGCCGACCCGGCCCTCGACAAAGGCGTTGCGCATTCCGCGGCCGGGGTTGCGGTCCTTCTTGTCGCGCACCGCCCCGACTTCTGAGCCTCCGAGGTTGAGGCTGATCATCTCGCGTGCATGGGCTGCGACAGGCGTGACGGGGGTGCCGAAGCTGCCGGGGTAGACGCCCTCGTAATACATGAAGACTCTCGAGTCCCAGCCGGGTACGGGTGCGAAATTCGACACGGTGCTCCTCCTAGAACTGCGCGGGGCGCTCGAAGACGCGCACCGAAATGTCCACAGACCCTACATCGAAAAGGCTGTTTGGTGCCTGCCCGTCGAGCCACTTGAACGGCCGCTCGGAGATGTCCGAACCCTTCACCAGCGCCAGCATGACGTCTTTCTGCGACTCGCGCCCGAGAAGGTGCCCGCGGTCGGTCATCAGAACCTCGCGCACGCACCGCACGACCGAGCTGATGTGCTCGCGGCCGAGACCGGCCTCCGCGGCGTCGACGAAGTGGAACAGCGCGACGTTGAGTTCGACCTCGTACTCGTCGCGCCGCAGCACCGGGCCCCACATTTTGGCCGGCCGGCCGCCGATGACGACGACGAAGCCCTGACCAATCTGAGCGACGGGCGACTGCGGCCAGCCGTCGAGTACCGCAGAGCGCGTCGGCGGGTAGATGGGGCTGCGGCGTTCCTTCTCTCCGCCCCGGTCCCAGCCGAACACATCGAGACCCGCCACGGCCGCGTTCGGGGCCACCACGACAAGAGAGACGTTGTCGGTGACCGCGCTCGGGACGAACGGCGAAGTGATGACGAGCCGACCCTCGACGTCGACCGTCGCGATGGTGCCGACCGAAGACGACGCGTTGACGTCGCTCGCCACCTGCGCGGCCGTACGCGAGCCAGAGGCGATGAGTGGGTAGGCACCGAAGCTCGCCGGGTTCTCATCGACGTTCACCGCGGTGAACGACAGCTGCAGTACGAAGCTCGAGGGAATGACGAACGGCCCGGCTGTCGTGCTTCGAATGAACGCGGCGCGGGCGTTGTTCACCTCCAGCACCTTTGCCGGCAACGTGAGCAGCAGCCAGTCGCGCAGCGCGTCGATTGCGATCTGTTCGACGATGACGCTCAGAGACCCTCCAAGGGCTGCATCGCCTCTCGAATGCCAGCAACGAGGGCTGCTCGCAAATCTTGCTCGGTGTCGTCATGGAAGTCGAGCGGCGGCCGGTCTGGCGCGTACCGGGCGCCCTCCTGCACGAAGCTCGCGTAGTTGATGCCGACCGTTCCGAAGTCGAGCCTTTCGCTGTCGTAGTCGCGCCGCGCGAAGGGGCTGTCCGACTGGGTGAGCGCGGCCATCAGGTTGCCGGTGCGCTGCCCGATGCGGCTGCTGAAGCCGTGGCGCTCCTTCCATGCAAGGTAGGTGGCCGACAGCGCCGCCCAGGCCCCGCGGTGAGGCCCGCCGCCCTCCTCTTCATACTGCTGCCGAATGCCCGCTTCGAGCACCGGAATCACCCGCGGCCAGACGTGCTTCTCGAAGCGCAGCAGCTCGGCGCCGGCGCGCTCGGCAGCCACCTTGATTTTCTCGAACGGGTCGTCGACCGGGCGGCCGTTGAGGCGGTACCGAATTTCGAAGAAGGCGACCGACACGGCTCACCTCGTCAGAGCTTGTCGCTCTGTCGGAAGATGGGCGCGGCATCGCTCGCCAGGGAATCGTCGCCGGTGTCGAGGTTGAGCTCGCCGATGTGCGTGTCGGGTCCGAGCGGGTCGGCGACGCTGCTCGACGACGCACCGTTGCCGAGCGCCGACGCCCCGCCCTCGTTCAGCGCCTTCCAGCGCACGTTGAGCTTCGCCTGCAGCGCCTGGGAGAGCTTCGGGTCGGTGCCCGTCATGTACTGGACGAGCTCGACGGCGACCATCAGGCGGAGCGTGAGCCGGCACCAGAGCGACGCGGCGGTGCTGCCGTCGTTGGCAATCTGCGTCGAGTCGATTGCCTTCAGCGACAGCTTGCCCTCCAACTCCGCGGCCTGCTCGGCGATGACCGACGTCACCGTGGTGTCGGTCGGCGCGGTGGTGGCGCTGAAGGGTTTGGCGCTCGGGAACAACCGCTGCTGCAGGTAGGTCGGGGTGACGCCGAAGGTGTTGGGCGCGGTCATTGGAACACCCTAACGGCGGCCACGTAGAAGCTTGTGGAAACGGTTGCTCCTGCTCGGTTGCCGAGGTTCATCGAAGCCGGCGTGCCAGGGCAGACGCCCATGTGCGAGGCGATGGCTGTCGAAGCGTGGCACGCCGTCAGCGGCACATTTGAAGCGCAGACGTCGTAGCGCAGCGTCGTCGGGCAGCAGGTGGCGTCGGAGTCGAGCTCCCATTCAAGGCTGATCGCGTAGCACTGCGACGGCTCCGACGAGTATCCGGCCGCAGTGAAGTAGGACGGCTCGCCGCCGCCGTCGCGAGTCGTCGCAGTGATGAGCCCCGGGAACCCGTCGCCCAGCGCAACCCCGGCGATGCTGGTGCCGTTGGAGTCCTGAATGTCGAACGGCCACAACGTATTCACCCCGTGGTCCCACTCGGAGTTGAAGTCGTAGAGGGGGCAGAAAACCTCCTCGTACTTCGCGCGGCCCGTCGTCGGCCAGCCGTTGGCGTTGAGCGCGTCATAGCTGGAGCCGATGGGAATGCGTCGGTCGAGGTTCGGCATCTCCGCGAAGGACTCGGGCGTCATCTGGCACTGGTAGACGATGATGGAGCCGGTGTCGCTGCCCTGGGTGCCGACGAGAACGCGCCCGTGCACCGTCGAGCCCGCCTTGATGTTCCTGGTGCAAGAGACTCGGCGAGGTGTCGAGTCGAGGTCGGTGAAGTCGCACGCCCCGCCACCGCTTCCGTCCGAAGTGATTTCGAGACGCGCTTTCATGGTGGTGCCGGCCGAGAGGTAGCAGCTCGCGGTGTAGTAGTGCTCGGGCACCGCTCGGTGAAAGACGCTTTCGCCCGACGACTTGCCCTCAAAAGCGCAACTGTCGTCGTCGGTCAGCCGGTAGGCGGTGAGCGAATTGAGATACCGACTGAACGGGCCAGCGGAAGCGACAGGAGCAACGCCGGGGCTGCCCACGTCATCCCACGAAGCGACGTTGAGCGCGTCGTCGGCCCAGTAGTTCGTGATGAGCGACTGAGCCCCGCCGTCTTCGTCGCCGATGATGCCGCGCAGCACCCGAAGGCCCTGGCGAATCCCGGCATCGTGAAAGTCGTGCGCCACGAGGTGCCCGCCCGACTGAAAGAAGTTCACGTCCTGTCCGTCGTCAAGCCCGACCACCTGCCCAATGCCGCCGCCGACGTAGGCAAACGGAGCGCCGGAGAAATCCTGCTCAACGTCGTTCATCCACACGTCAGACTTCGACTCCGTGTAGAGCGCGACGAAGGCAAGCGGCCCGTTCATCTCCAGGCCCGGAGCGGTCGACTGCGCGCGGCCGAAGTTCGCCACCGCGCCGGCAGTCACTCCGGGCGAGGTATCTGACGTGGTGATTTCGCCGTTCTGGCCGTTCGAGCGCGCGCGGTGCTGGCCTGCGTGACGACGGCAGCTCGAGATGGACCACCCGTCTCGAGGTTGGAGATTGTTCGCCACGTTGGTGACGTTGGACGTCGAAGCGTTGCCGCCCTCAATCCAATTGCACTTCCATAGCCCCGACTCCGCGCGCGTGGCGAACACGTTGCTGTAGTCGGAAACGTTGGCGAGGGTGAAGGGCGTTTCGATGGTGCCCGTTTCGGTGTTGCTTCGCGTGAAGCCGCCCATCACGAAGGTCTGGTCGCCGCCGAGCCACGCCTCCAGACCCGTCGCGCTAGGAGCGTCCGAGTCCTGCACCGCGCGAAGCGCCAACAGGCCGGGCGCGAAGGTACCTGCTCCCATGTTGCCGTTGTTGGTGACGACGCCGACCGAGCCGCCGTCGTTGCCGATACAGCCCCACCCCGCGTCGGTGAAGGTGCAGAGCGCAAAGCAGGACGGGTCGCCGAGGCATTGCGGCAAGGCGCCGAGCTGCGTGGTGGTGTACTCGTAGCCCGCGACCTGGGTCCAAGTCGGCGGGGGCGTGGTGGCCGTCAGCGACCGGGCCACAAGCCCAAGAGCGGCGAGCGTCACCACCGCCGCCACCGGCCGAACGTATTTCACATGGCCCCCGCGATGACCCGATCCGACGCCGCGCCACACGCATCGGTCTCGGTGTAGAAGACGCCGCGCAGCTGCCCATTGAACGTCGGAGTCGCTGCCGTCGAGCCGACCGTCTGCGCGCTGGTCGTGTTCTGTGTAGACGGGCCGATTGACACGAGTGAATTCACGCCCGAGTAACGCACGTTCCCGTCTTGCGTTGAGGAATTGAATGAGCAGCAAATCCCAACCCACGTTCCCGTTGAGACGACGCCAGCGCTCGTGTTTGGAACGAACGTCGGGGTGCTGCTGAACGCGTAGAAGATCGGATTGCTCACCGCGACGCCGCAAATGAACGTCTGATTGGCGACCGGCCATTTCGCAGCGACATAGGCCGCCGTCACGTCGTTGAACTTCGCGACGAACATGATGCTGAACGACTGGCTGGTCGCAGGAAAGGCGACCGCCGCGCTGTCGTAGTACTGCGTCGTGCCGTTGAGGGTGATTGGTGAGACGGTGGGCGAACCGTGCGCCGACTCGGTGAGGCTCGAGCCCGAAAGCATCGTGCCGTCCGCCTTCAGCGCCCACCAGTTGCCGACCTTGTCGCCGGCCTGAATCGCGCAGTCGATGCTTTGCGAACAACCGGGCGCAGATGAGCTCGCGGCCGCCTTCGGTCGCCCGGCTCCGCCTGGAGCAAGAAACCGCATCGCTCGAGGCCCGGCGTCGGAGGCGAGACTCAGCAGCAGCGCGAGCGCGGCGAGGCGTCGCACGGCTTCACCGCATCTTCCAGATGGCGACGTCCGAGCCACCCGACGTGCAGAAGTTCGCGGTGTAGTTGCTCATCACGAAGTAGCACGCGGTGTTCGCGGCGCACGGAATGCCGACGTTCGGCTCGCCCGGCACGCCACCGTCTTTGAGGCCGGTGGGAATGTTGAAGTGACTCGTGACGCCGAGGCAGGTGCTGCCGGTGCCGGCGTCGATCGGGTCGAAGCAGAACGAGGCGCCGCCGTCGAGCGGCATCACCATCAGCGTGTCGCCCTTCACGACGCCCGGCTGCGACGTGACGAGGGCGATGCAGCCCGCCGCCGTGCCGTAGAAGCCCGCGGGGCCGCCGTCCTGAAGGAAGAACGCGACCGGCTCGCCGTTCAGCAGGGTCAGCAGCTGGAGGTCGCCGCCCGGCCGCGCGGCGGTCAGCTCGGCCTGCACCTGCTCGGGGACCGAAGCCTGAGCTCGAAACATCGCCAGCGCGATGACCGCGACCACCAAGGCGCCGCTGATCTTCAGCCCGAGCTTCACGACGGCCTCACTGGTTGGAGAAGCAGCGCACCACGAATCCGGCGTCGGGCGCGTTCGCCGACCCACCGTCACCGGGAATCATGCAGGCGCGCACCTTGACGAAGCCCGCGGCCATCGTCATCGCCTCGAACGTGATGTTTGCGGTCAGAGAGCCGCCGTCGAGCACGGTCGGCTCCTTCATGCCCACCATGCACGGGTCGCCGTGGGCCACGCCGGGACAGGCGAACGCGGGAGAGTCGATGCACCCGCCGTAGTCGCTCGCCGCGCCGAGGGCCGGGAAGTCGATGTCGAGGGTGCAGAGCGGAGCCTCGGTGATGACCTGGGTCGAGGGGGTGTTCGGGGCCGCCTTCGAGATGTTCACCCCGCCCTTGAACCACTCGCCGGTCGTCTTGATGTCGGTGATGAGCGGCGTGAACGCCATCAGCAGCCCCGCAAACAGCGCGAGACCGATGCCGAACCCCAGTGCCTTGAGCTTCATCGTGTGGCTCCGTTCAGCGCTTCTTGGACTTGCCGCCGTCGACCTGATCGGCGAGCCGCGACGACTCCGCCTTCGACTTCTTCTCGGCCGCCGCACGAATCTGCGCCATGTTGGCCGGCAGCCCGGTGCGGCGAACCTTCTTGCCCAGCGAGGCCGCCATCTCCTGCGCCTCGGCGAAGTCCTTCTCCATCTCGAGCTGCGCGTCGTGCGCGTCGGTCATCTTCTTCCACTGCTCGCGCGTGGCGAGGTGGTCGAGGCCGACGTCGACGGCCTGTCGCTCGGTGAGCTCGACGATGCCGCCCGTCTCGACGATGCGCGCGTCGTCACCGCTGCCGACCTTCACCGAGCCGTGGGTGATGATGTACTCGTCTTTGTCGTCGTTCTGCGCGTGGAGCTCGGCGCGCGTCGGCGGAGGCAGCACGCGGCCGGGAGCAACCCGCGAAACGCCTTCTTCGAGCTTCTCTTTGTCGGCCATCGTGTCTCCGTGGAGCGGGTGGTGCCTGCTGACTTACCACCAGCAGGCGGCCCCGCGCGAGTCTTACGCCGTGACGTTGCGGAACAGGTAGCCGGCGCCGAACTTGGTGGTGTTCGCCGAGTCGGCGACGTAGCCCGCCGAGTAGTCGTACTCCCAGCCGCCTTCGATTTCGGTGATGCGCCCGTCAGCCGAGCCGCGCTTCGGGTCGAGGGCCTCATACGTGTAGAGATTCTTGCGAATCCACGTGTGGCCGTAGCTGACGTCGTACATCGCGGGCGACGGGTTGTAGTAGAAGAACACCACCATGCCGACGCCCACGACCGCCCAGATGTCGGCGGTGGTGTCGGTGGCCCCGTCGTTGGCCGTGTTGTACTTCGCGGAGCCGATGAAGATGTGGTCGACCTGCAGCGCGGTCGCCAGGGTCTTCTTCACCTCGTCCATCGACATGAACGAGTTGGTGAACTTCACGCGATCGCGGAACAGCGGGCCGGTGCGAATCTGGTCGAACGTCGTCAGCGACATCGCCACCGCGTTCGGCAGCTTGCCGGAGCGCGCCTTGATGGCCTTGCGCGCGGTGTTGCTGTCGACCTCGAAGTCGCCGCCCGCGTCAATCCACCGGTTCGTGCCGGTGGTGAGCGCCGACGTCAGGTCGCTCGGGTAATTGCCCGAGGTGGTTGCCAGGGTCGCGATGCGCAACTCGTGCGCGATGCGGAGGCGGCTGGCGATGTTCCGCAGCTGCATCTGGCGAACCTGATTCACCGGCTGATCGAAAATCGCTTCGTCGCGCGGGTCGATGTCGGCACCCAGCTTGTACAGCGACGTGGTGATGTTCGAGCTGAAGACGTCGTACCCGACCTTCCGCACGCCGCCCTTCGAGTCGCCGACGTCGTCGACGGCCTTCAGGTGGCTGAGGTCGGTCTGGTACTTCTTCTTCTGCTGGGCGTCGACGGGCTTGTACGGGAACACGTCGAGGCCGATGAACTCGGCGTCGTCCTGCAGGAACATGAACAGCATGTTGTCTGCCGGCGTCCGGGTGATGAAGTCGGCTCGGTTCAAGCCCATGTCGTTCTGCTCCTGTTGATGCTGCGGTTCGGTGAAAGTGGCTTAGCTGTTGGGCGGCTGCTTGCCCGGAGTGCTGAGGAAGATGGAACCCTGTTCGGTGTCGGCCGCAGCGTGCTCGCACACGCCCACGGTGCGCGCGGTGGCGCCGGCCGCGACCTTCAGCCAGCCCGTCTTGGTGGTGCCCGCGGCGCTGGGCATCAGCTCGGCGCCGTAGGTGACCGCGCCGTCAGCGAAGAACGGAGTGGTGCCGAGCCGGCGAACCGTGACGGTCTCGCCCGTCGCAGCCGCGGTCTGAGCGATGCCGAGAACGATGTCGGTGATCGCGCTGGTCTCCGCGACCTGACCTTCAGTGGTGTCGGCCTTCACCGCAGCCCACTGCTTGATCGCCGACGCGGCGACGTAGCTGTAGTCGCCACCCGAAACCGGAAGGTCCCAGGCACCCGTTCGAGTCGCGGTGATTCCCATGTCGTTGCTCCTGCGTGCTGCGGTGTGAAAGGAAAGGTGGAGTTACCGGGGGCGCGACGAGCTGTTCGCGAGGGCGACGAGGAGGTTGTTCTCGGCCGCGCCATACACGCGCGCCATCGCCTCGCCCTCTTTGAGGTTGAGCTCCTTCACCATCTTGACGACCTGCCCGTCGAGCGCCTTGACCGCCTGCTCGGGGGTCTTCGCCTCGATGGTGCCGTCGGGGTCGATGCTCAGCCCGACCTGACCCTGCAGCCCGCGCTTGAACTTGGAGAAGAACAGCTTCGCCTTCTCGACGCCGATCGCCGCCGCCATCTCGACGACTTCGCCCTTCTGCGACGCGTCGATGTGGTCGCCGCGGAGGAGCTCGCGCACGAGGTCGTCGTGGTCGCGGGTCTTCTTGTCGGCCTTCAGCTGCTTGTTCTCGGTCTCGAGCGCGGTCAGCCGGGTGCCGACCTGGGCCATCTGCGCGGCGAACTCTCGGCGCTCGTTCGAATTCGGCGACTCGTGCTCGGCCGGCTTCGCCGCGAGAGTCTTCTTGGTCTTCTTCACCGCCGCACCTTCCGCGTGAACGTGAACGTGAACCGCGCCGCCCGCTCCGCCGCCCTGCGGCCCACCATCGGGCTCGCCATCGCCGTCCGGGTCGACGTCGCCACCTTCGCCGCCGCCTTCACCTTCGGCACCGGCACCCGCGGGCGGCTGGTGACCGCCGGCCTTCTGGTACGCCGCGCCCGCCTTCGCCATGTGCTGCGAGAGCTGCTCGGGCGACGTCTGATCGGGGTCGAGGCCGAAGTGCTTGCAGGCGGTGGCGTGGTCCATTCGACGGTGCTCCGGGGACTTCGGGTGCGCTGCAGCTGCCACTTTCGGCAGGTCTTGCAGAAAAGGATCGTTGAGCAGCGCCGCCCCGAACAGTGTGGGACCTTGTTCCAGTCCCGTCGTTCTGTCAACGCCACTCTCCGTGAAGGTCGGCGACAGGTACCGCAGCTCGTCGGCGAGAATGTGCGCGCGCGCCTTGTCGGTCCACTTGAACGCGGCCCACAGCCCGTCGCTCGCTTCGTCGGCGCCGCTGCCCACCACCTGCAGCCGGCCGATCCACCCGGCCGCAATCTTCGAGTCGTTCGGCACCGGACTGTTGTCGCTCGAGCCCCGATGGAAGTAGTCGACCGGCAGGTCGCGCCCGTTCAGCTTGGCGAAGTTCTGCACCATCGCGTCGAAGAACGCGCGGTCGAAGGTCATCGAGCCATCGGGGAAGTCGGAGCGGAACCGCTCGCCGAACGGAAACAGCTTGTTCCATCGGTAGCCCTCGGGCGGCGCGCCGAGCACCGCCGGGGCCTGAACGAACGCGGAACGAACGCCGTCGTAGAGATGCCGCAGTACGCGGCCTGCCTTGTCTCGCTTCGTGTTGCCCTTGGCTTTCATGCAGCCCACGCCTCTCTGCCGGCGACCGGCAAGTGCTTCCAAATCTTCCCGCGCACGATGAGGCTCACCGTCATCGGCGACACCTTGAACTCCTCGACGAGTCGGCGCTGCTTCTCTCCGCCGGCCACCCGGTAGCGGATCTCCATCACCTTCGCATCGTCGAGCTTCGCCATCCACTGATCCGCGCCGTGCGGCCAGCGGCCTCGCCCTTTCGCGTCGCGGTCGGCGTTGTTCTCGGCTTTCGTGCCAAGGAACAGATGCTCGGGGTTGCAGCATTTCCGGTTGTCGCATCGATGGAGCACGCAGAGCCTTCGCGGCACGGGGCCGTTCACCAACTCCCACGCCACGATGTGAGCGCCGAGCATTGGCCAGCCGTCTGCGCGCTCACCTCTGATCGACCCGTAGCCGTGACCATTCAGAGCGCCGGTCCACTCCCAGCAACCTTCCGTGGTCGAGAAGGTGATCACCTTCTCAGCGAATCGAAACCTCAGCGGTCTACTCTTCGGCATCGTCGTCTTCTCCGGTAGCGGCACCAGTGCCGTTATCGAAGTTATATACGAGCATGCACCGACAGGCATCTCCACCCTCGCACTCCTTCAGCGGCGGGGTGTGCTCGTCGTGGTCGTCGCTGCCGAAGTCGAACGTGCTGCCGTCGAGGTCTTCGCAGTTGGTGCACACCGCGTTGTCGAGAATCGCGGAGAGCTCGACCGACTCCACCTCGTCACCGTGGGCCGCCGCGAACTCTTCGCGCCCGACGTTGAACGCCTTGGTGGTGAGCAGCCCGGCGTCCTGCCGGAACGCGCCGGAGTCGAGCAGGTCGCCCATCGTCTCCGAAATCGCCTCATCTTCGTCGCCGCCGGTGCGGTCGACGTTGAGCATGTCGTTTTCCAGGTTCGACTCGATGCGGTTGCCGATGCGGCGGGCGACCTGCTTCGCCATCGCGGCCTTCTGCTTCTCGGCCTCCGCGTCGTCGCCGACCGCGAACTGCCGCGCGACGGGCGCGAGTCGCTGGTCGCCGTCCGCCCGCTCCGCCTTCACCGCGCCGTTGCCCTTGGCCCGCTCCGCCGCCACCTGCTCGCGACCGAACGCCGCGCACTTGTCGATGTAGCTGCGCACGAAGCGCTCGACGTCGCCGGTGTCGAGCTTCACGTGGAAGTCGCCGCGGGCAATCCCGTCGCGAATCTGCGCCTTGGCGCGGGTGAGCATCGCCGCGGCCTGGGCGCGGGCCTCGGTGTCGAAGTGGTCGCGCGCGCGGTTGAGGAAGCTGTCGATGGCCTTCAGGTCGATGTGCTGCTCGCTCGGCCGAAGCTCGCGCCACGGCTGCCAGTCGCGCTGCATCTTCTTCGGGTGGATGTGCACGTCGCTGACGGGCGGCGCGCCGGGCGGGCGCCTCACCTGTACGTTGCTGATCGGCTTCGAGCCCTTCGGCCGCACGACGTCGACGCGCTTCGGAGAACTGCCGCCCGCCGGGCTTGGGGGGGCTCCAACACCGGGCGAACCCGGTGCCATGTGCTCTGGAGCTTGTGCACCGGCGTTCGGCTGAGTCGTACCTGCTGGAGGCAGCGCCGCGCGTGCGGTCGCGCGCTCGTCCTCATCGATGGGCGGCAGGCCGAGGATTTCTCGCGCGCCGTTCTCGTCTTCCGCGCGCCACGTGAGCGCGTTCGCCGCCAGCAGCTGCTGCACGGCTGGGGCGAACACGTCGGGCTCGAGCGAGCTGCGCTTCAGCGACAGGCGAATCTTCGGGTACGCGACCTGCGGGCCGAAGTTGGCGTCGATGATTTTGCGCGACAACCCGGTGTACGGCCGGCGCCCGGAGCCGTTGAGCACCTCTTCGAGCAGCGACATCACGCCCTGGGCGAACTGCTCCGACGTCGACGCGTGCGTCTCGCCGACGCTGCGGCTGCCGGTCTCGCTGAGCCCGAGCGCCATCTGCTGCGACTGCGTCTGGAACAGGCACAGCTTGCCGAGCGATTCGTACGTCTTCATCAGGCCCGACTTGTCGCGGCCCGGCGACGTCCACCACTCCAGCTTCACGCCCGGCGGGCAAACGATTGCCGCTTGCTCGTGGTAGACGAGATTCATCAGCGTGCGCTGCAGCTTCTTCCGCGCGCCCGCAGTCATCGTCGGGGCGTCCTTCTCCACCGTGGCGATCGGAACACCGGCCGACTCGCGCACCGACGCGACGCCGTTCAACCGCATCAGGTGCTCCATGATGCGGCACGGGTACCAAACCGGGCGGTAGACGGAGTAGCCCGCGTAGTTGTCGCCGTTGCGGTTCCAGCTGGTGAGCAACACCTTCTGCGACGGCAGGTCGACCGACATGAACTGCCCGTCGACGGGGCCGCGCTGCTTGATGAACTTGAGCTCGCGGTCCTGCGTCACCCAGCCGTTTTCGTAGACCGACTTCGCCAGCAGGTGCTGCAGCTTGCCGACGGCGAGACCGAAGCCGCCGAACAGCTGGTGCTGCACCGGCTCCATGCAGACTTCGTGAAGCGAGAAGCCGTACAGCAGCGACGTGACCATCTGCTCCAGCACGCGCGCGAAGCCGGGCTCGAGGTACTCCTTCAAATTCCACTCGACGACCTTCGCGTGCAGTTCGCCGTTCTCGACGCCCTCGGCGGCCTCGATGTCGACGCGGCAGTCTCGAATCTTCGCCTTCACCGACTCCAGGCCGGCGGCGACGAACGGGTTGCGACGCTCGAGCGCCTCCCACTGGCCGAAGACACCGGTGCCGGGGAACTGGAACGCGAGCAGCCATTGAAGCTCGGGCGTCTCTTCGTCCCAGATGCGGCCGTAGTAGTTGGCGACGCCGCTGATGCCCTCTTCGCCCATCAGCATGTCGACGACCTGGGCGGGCGACGCGGGCGGCGGCACGTCGGGCACGAAGCTGCGGCCCATCGGTTTGCCGCTCGGCGAGAACACGGCGGGGGCCTGCGGCGTCTTCGAAGCGTCGTTGTTCCACGCGGCGCCGTTCATCGGGGGCTTGACGCTGGGCGGACCCGAAGGAATGCCCAGCGTGCCGTTCATCGGCGAAGCCGCCAGCTCTGCGCGAGTCGGGTTCGCCTTCCGCCTCTTCACGCGATCACCGCAGAGCCGTCGCGCACCCATCCATGCCAGTTGCATTTCTTGCCGTGCAACGGGTCGCCCGGCCTGTCGATGACGTGGGTGAAGTTGATACTCGGAGACAGCGTGAGCGTGTCGAGCGTGCTGCCTTTGCGGTCCCAACGCACCGACGTGCTTGGGTCTGGCACTCCGCCGTCTACCGGGTTTTCAAACGAGACCGCGATGAACTCGTCGCAGTCAGGTCGGCACTGGCAATTGAAGCGCACGCCGGTACCCGAACGGCCATCCGCGTGGGTGATGAACTTCCCGTTGATCGCGGTCAGCTTCACGTTGCGGACAGGGAAGCACGAAACGGCCGCGACCGTCTAGCAAACCCCGTCTCGTGGGGTCAGGCCGGCGAGGTCTCCGAGGATTCCGAAAGCGGTTCGGCCTTTGGCTCGGTCTCGCTGGCGCTGTTGCGCGGACATGAAAGGAGGTCAGTCAACTCCCACCGCATTCCGCAACCCACCTGCGCCTGGGGCTCGTGAAGATTATCTCTTCGGGTTGTCGTGAGGCGCGGCGTCGTTGAGCGAGAAGGTCGGCCCGATGACGCTGATGCGGAGGTTGGCCTCGCCCGAGCGCAGCCACGCCGCTTCGCGATCGGCGACGGTCTTGAGCTTCAGCGTCGCCTCGATGAGCAGGTTGGTCAGCCGCGCGTTCTCTTCTCGACCGCACTCGATGATCGCGTCGCGCTCGCGCACCTTGCCTTCGAGAACCGCGATGGTCTTGAGCTGATCCTCGGTCGCCGCGCCTGCCGCACCGACCACGCGAATCATCTTCTCGTTGAGGTCGTCGTGCGCCTTCAAGAGGTTCTCGTACGACTTCTGCCAGTTCGTCTTCGACATTTTCCCTCCGGTTAGTGACCCGACTGCAAGAGCCCGGCGACCTGCGCGCCAGACTTGTACCGCTCCGTCAGTTGCGGCACCACGACGTCGCCCACGGTCTGCCCGTCGCCGATGAGCATGTGCGCGAGGAACGCCTCTTCGAACGACTCGACGGCGTTCTCGACGCTGGTGAACTTTGCTTTGAGAATGAGCACGAGGCAGCGCCATCGCCGAGCCCGCTCAGCCAGCACCCACTCGCGCAGCTTGCCCTGCCGTGCCAGTTCGTCGCGCTCCAGGTAGCGCCGGTCCTTGAGCTTCGGGTTCGCCTTGAGCGCGTCGGCCTCGGAGGGCGTGCGCACTCGCATCTGAACGAACCGCCCGTTCATCTTGAAGGCGACGACGCCGATGCCGTCGTGCTCGCCGACCATGATCGACTCGGCCCGCCACTTCTGAAGCATCGAGTCGATTTCCGTCTTCGACTTCGACTCGGCGACCTTCGTTCCATCTGCGTACAGGCCCATGAAAACCTCCCCGTGGATACAGGCCACTTGCTATCACATGCCGCCGCCGTAAAGCGAGCCCTTCGGCACGTGTGGCTTACGCGGCACGCGCAGCACGTCCTTCTCGGTGATGCCGCCCAGCCCAAACAGCCGCAGCACAGCCTGCGAGGTCATGTCGACGTCGTCGTCGTGCTTGCCGCGCGGAAACGCCGCGGTCTGCTCGATGTAGTCGCCCAACCACGAGGCATCCTCGGGCAGGTAGACGTTGCCCGCCTCGACGTAGGGGCTGATGGCCGAGACGCGGGCTTCCTTGCTGCCGACATCCTCCGGGCGGAACGCCACCACGCCAGGAATCTCCCGGCGCAACGTCGACATCACCGCCGGGCCGTTCGCCTTGTCCTCGACGAGCACCACCTGCACGCCGTGGTGGAACGGCGGGCGCGGCGGCCACTGCGCGCGAATCTGCTTCGCAGCGGCGACGGTGGCGACGAAGTCCAGCTTCGCGTTGAGCCGGTCGAGCAGCCACAGGTCCGGCCCGAGCTTGCCCCACACGCCCATCGACACCGAGTCGTTCGCCTTCGCGTCTTTGAAGGCGCAGTCGACGCTGAGCAGCAGCACGTCGAACTTCGTCGGCAGGCGCACGCTCGCCAACTCCGAGCAGCCCTTCGGCCGGTTCATGTTCGCCGGGCCTGGGGTGCGGCTCCAGAATCGCCACCACTCCTTCTTGAGCATCAACCCCGCGGCCGGCGCCGGGCGCTGCTGGTGCTGGCCCGCGAAGCCGTCGCTGCCGAGCTCGACCTTGGCTTCTTCGACCACCTCTGGCGGGAACAGCTCGAAGAACAGCAGCTCGCCGTCTTCCGTGCGCGGGTCGGTGAAGCTCTTGCCTCTCCCGAGGTCGACGATGCACCGGCGCGACTCCTCGAATTCGGTGGGGAGGCACAGGTGCTCCCAGCCGCCCTGCTCGAGCAAGTACCCGGTGAGGTCCTCCTCGTGCAGCCGCTGCATGATGACCGCGCGCGCGCCTACCCGCTTGTCGTTGAGCCGGGTCGACATCGTCTTGCTCCACCACCGCGTCACGCGCTCGCGCTTCACCTTCGAGTACACGTCGAGCGCGTTGATGGGGTCGTCGACGCCCACGAAGTCGCCTCGGAAGCCGGTGCCCTTGCCGCCGACGCTGAGGGCCAGCCGCCCGCCGTGCTCCGAGTTCTCGAAGAATAGCTTGCGATTGTTGTCGAGGCTGAGCCCCCATTCGCCGATTCTCGTCTGCCCGCTGAAGTGGCGTTGGTAGCGCTCGCTCGTCAGCACGTCGCGGCACTTCACCGAGTCGCGCTCGGCGAGGTCTTCGGCGTACGCGGAGAACAGCGACCGCCACGTCGGCCGGCGCTGCCACACCCACGCGGGCCAGAAGACGCTGAAGATGAGCGACTTCATGTGGCCCGGCGGGATGTTGATGATGAGCTTTCGCAGCGACCCGTCGGTGATGGCTTCGAGCGCCTCGCACACGGCGTCGATGTGCCAGTTCCAGAGCAGCGGGGTGTCGGGCTCCAGCACGTCCCACATGAAGCGGATGAAGGGCGCGAGGTGTCGCCGCGCCTTCTCCGCCTGGGCTTCTTCGAGGTTTGGGTCCCAGGTCACGCGACCGACTCTTGTGCTTCGGCGATGCGTCGGACGAGCGCGGCCACGAAGAGACGGTCGAGCGGTACCGGCTGTAGCTTTGGCGCGCGGACCGCGACTTCGAGATCGCCAGTTGGACCCGGCCTGAGCCAGCCCCAGCCGCGAGGCAGGTCTCCGTTGAGCACCTCTTGCGGCGCCACAAGCCACCACCGATCGCAGTACCGCTTGATCGCCTCGGCCTTCTCGGGGTCGGCCAGCTCCTTCAGAAAGTCGCCACGCGAGACCTTCAACTCGAAGCCATGAACCTCTAGACCCTTCGAACGCCACAGGTTCATCGCCACCATGTCGGCCGAGCGCGTCGGCTTGCCGGTGGTGAACCCTGTTTCGTTGCGAACCTCGTCGAAGACGGCCCATTCCTGACCCTGAACGCCGAGGCGCTTTCGAACAAGCGCGCGCAGATCGGCGGACGTCACTCGCCGTGCCGCTT